TGATCTTCATGCCAGCCGCACGGATTTCGTTCTTCACCACTTCCTTCGCCAGACGGCGGGCTTCGGTCATGACATTGGCCGCAACCTTGTTGCCGTTGGCGTCCTTGGCACCACCACGGGCCTTGGAGATTTTGCCAGCCTTGAGGTTGGACAAGTTCTCCTCGGCGATCTTGAGGGCGGCAGCCTGCGCTTCGGCCAGCTTTTCTCCCTCAAGGTCCTTGGTGAGGACCTTAGACATACGAGCGTTGAGAAGGGCTTCGAGGCCCTTCTGGAGCACGAACTGATAAGCTTCGTCGGGAAGTTCCTGCAGATCGACTTCCAGACTCTTACCAGCTTTCGTGACTTTGATGTTCATGGTGCTCATTGTAGCTCCATCTAAGGTGGATTGCCAAGCTACTGATCGGGGTCTAGGGTCACGGGATGCTCAGGCATCCTATCCATCGTCAGTCTATGTTGGAAATCCGGGTCAGGCGGGATTGCCTGCAAATAGAGAGGATCGCACCACTCTCTATTAACTGGTAATCTCAAGGGGTTGGCTTTTCTCCCATCGTGCTGAGCATTATAGCAGGCCGCGGCGGCGGTGTCAAGCCCGATTTTTCGGGGCGGCGATTTTCTTGGTTTTGCCCTAAAGGTATTATGATTGGAACACAAGCTAAACGTTTACTGTTTGCGATTGTATCGGCGTCTTTTCTGGTAGAATAAATTCCTCCACTCTGGACTTTATTCCTGTGCCGTGGATTTCGATAAATATTAAGCCATAACACACAATGATTAGGTTTTGGCTTAGGTCTAAGCACAACGTGAAAATTAGACATTTGTTTTCTCCTCTAACCATTCTATATCCGGGGACGCCACTCCCCGGAGGAAGAAGGGTTAGGGCCTCTGAACGTTGGTATAATGGACTCGGCCAGACTCGCTGACTACGCGCTCTGCCTTGTAGCGAGCATCCTCGCCACGATCCTTGTCATCGCAAACGCCATTGGCGACGTGCGACATGATCCGGGAATAGGTGAACGGATCGGAGCGATCGGCTTCGGCATAGGCCAGAGCTTGGGTGTGGGTGTCGTTGTAGTGTCGGGCTCTCATGCTGCTTCTCCTTCATATTCGACCACTTCGGTCGTGGATACGAACTCTGCGATGGTGACTGGCCCTGACCAGAGAGTGTAGGGCATGGCGTTGCCAAAGCGATCTCGGGCAGGGCCGAAGTTCCAAGGGATTGGTGATGATGCAACATAATCACCCCAAGCGTGAGATGATATGTTAAGCTTTCGCATCACTCGACCCTTATAGCCAGCAAACAAGAGCCGAGGCTGGCCGCAATAGAGTGCGGTTACGTGGTAGATGGGTTCAGGCATTGGAAGACTCCAATGCGAGGAGTTCCGCCACTGTCACCCGCGTTTTCCGCTTGACGCAGAAGGAAATGCGAAGTCGGCCGAGGCTGAGCCAGTAGATGCCTCCGATTTTGCGAAAGGACATTATTCAGTCTCCTTGTAAGAGTTCTGGCCGTGGAAGTGTTCATACCACGCTTTCACAGGGAAGCCGGAGATACCCATCATTGAGCAGTAGAATGCGAAGCGTTCGCAATCGCTGACATTGGCGATCAGTTCGACCATGTGGTCATATCGATCGCCAAGGTATTCTTTGATATCCTCCACAGCGTCAAACGCCTTGGCAGGGGATTTGGAGTAGTCGATTGTATAGTGCATGGCTTTGTCCTTGCTTATAGCGCTGCGCTTACACTGAACGACACATCGCCTGATACAAGTTCCGCTGCATCATGATAATCCGGCGCATAGGCTGGTAGTGCCACCAACGCCGGGCTTGGTCGGAGTAATAGGCGGAGATATGGGCGACTGGTTGGGTCCACATCACACCAACTCCCGAACAGCTTTGATATACTCAACCACTTCGCGATACTGGCGATTGATGCTGCCATCAAACGCACGGGCGACTGCGATTATCTCGCGGATGATTACGCTGTCTGTGATGCCATGTTGATGGCAAAGGTCTGTAATGGCTTTCTGGGTCATGGCTTTAGTCTCTGTTCGCGCTGCGCTTTCAGCCAATCTGATCGCGGCCAGCTTTGCCATCGTGCCACGGCTCGCCGGGCCTGTCAAGCGCCTCGATTTCGGCGATGGCTTTGGCAGGGTTAAACACAGATTGGCCATACATCAACAGTTCTGTTTCAAATCTTTGATATTCCTCAGTATTTATAATATGTTGCCAAAGATAGGCATGATATTCTTGGAACAGCCTAACCTGTTCTAGCATTGGCTGCGCAGGACTTTGGCCTATTGGCACAGCCTTCGCTGGTAGCGCTGCGCTTACACCAAGACTGGCGACTGAGGATAGGAATTGGCGCCTATTCATCGCCAGCTCCAAATACTCCATCCTGACAAGCCTGACACATGCCAGAGATATAATATTCCCTTGCACTTAGTTCATCTCTGAACATAAAGAATCCATCGGCAGGGATTTGAGCATTCGCCCAAGGATATTCTTCCTTTGTTGGATGAGTCGCGGGCTTTCCACAGGTCGGGCAGGATTTAAGTCCGAACTTGTTATCCCCAGCCTGCTTTCCGTAGGGATATTTGCTTGTATCAAATGGATCGGGATTAGGCATGTTGGCTTTCCTTTGGGCAGATGGATTGGCAGTAGCGCTGCGCTTACAACCATATAATCAACCAACTATCCGCAGGCTTAGTGCAATCACCATTACGCCAATACCAGATGACTATTCTATCGTAATATGGTATCCATACAAGATTTCGCATTGGCTTTCTCCGGTAGCGCTGCGCTTACACACGCTCTTTGATTATGTTCCCATTATACCATCGCCAGTCGCAATAATCCAGCATTATTTCCTATGAAATCATTCCTCCAACTCAGGCCCATCCCCTTGGTTAGTCCGCTGGTAGGTCCGCTGGTTTTCCTCTGGTCATCCCCTGCATTGCCTGATTTCCATCAACCCTGCCTCCCCTGTCCGTAGGTCTATCCCTCCTCCCCTACCCTGTAAAATAGTAGTAGTTAGAAGGTGTGTGTGTTGTGTGGGGAGGTAAGGGCAGGTAGGGAGGGAGAGTGGGCAGGTAGGCCGGTTAGGTGTGGCCGAAGGCTGGAAAATCAGGCAATCTCCGAGCTAACCAGGGAGGAACCGAAGGAACAACCAAAGGGATGACCAGAGACAGGGGCTAAGCCATTGAAAAGATTGGGCTTTGTTCGCGATGTGCCAAATCGCGCATATCGGGGCTTGCAATCGGCCGGCGGATCGGTTAGCTTTGGATCGTCGGCGGCGCAAGGCATTGGGCTTTGTGCGCCGCACAAGAGGACTATTGCTATGACCGTTCCTGCCAATGCTCGTATCCTGTCCGCGATCACCAAGCCCATCGTGGAAGCGGCCAAGCCTGCCACCAAGCCCGCAGACGCCAAGCCCGATTGGACGCAGCTTGATCCTGACACACTCTCCCCTGAATTGCGCAAAGCCTATGACGACTACAAAGCCGCGAACCGCGCTGCTCAAACCGCGCGCAATGTCTTCGAAGCTATGATGACCAATGCAATTGATCCGCTCGACACGGAGAAAGTCATCTTTGGCTATAACTTTGGCAAGCTTTCTCTCGCCATCGTTCCCGCCGACAAGCCCAAACGCCGGACCGCCGCTGTCAGCCTCGCCGACTATCTCGCCAGCAAGGCTTGACAAGTCCCAACCATCGCGACATAAGGCGGGGGCAATCCCGCCTTAACCTTTTGGAGCAAGCCCCAATGTGCGACCATAAACTTAACCTTGAATGCAAATGCACCGCCAAAGCCGGGCAGACTTTACAATGTAATGGCTGTGAAGTTCATGAATCTCAGCCGCATCCCTGCGTTAGAACAGGCTGTAAAGATTACCGCCCGATGCAAGATAAGATTGAACCAACTCACTGGCCGCGTTGTATATGTGGCGCAATTGCGCAAGATCACAATTGATCTGTTCTAATCCTAACTCAACCACGGGCCACCCCACCCCGGGTGGCCCAAAATTTTGTCCCTCGGGCTGGCGCAGACTCCCTCAAAAACCGAAATTAATTTTTGAAACCTCCCACCCGCGCATATGAGGGTCTTGACAATCCTTCCGAATCTGTCATAGTGGCAGAATGAAACTCGAGGATTTTGCCGATATCTCCGAAGTTCTCCGCGGCGGGATTTTTGTCCTGCTCTACCGCGGCGAAGTCGTGTATGTTGGCAAGGCCTCGCGGGCGATGCTGGGGACCATCTCCAATCTTCGCTCGAAGAACCTGCCGTCGTGGATGCCGCGGATCACCTTCGATCAAGTCTTGATTCGCGCGGTCCACCCCGATCAGATCGAAACCGTCTATACCGGTTTGCTCGCCGAGCACCGCCCACGCCACAACCGAGACTTCGTTCCGGCCTTGACCCGGACTATGGAGCGACGGATATGAACATTGGTCGACCCAAGAACCCCGCTGTGATCCGCGACGTTCGCCCGATGACCCGGGCCGACCTCGAGTCCTTGCGCCAGCCCTCAGCCCGAGTCCGGATCGCCAAGCTCCGCGACCAGCACCACATTATGGCGCGGCTCTTCGTCTCTGGGCTGTCCAACAACGAAGTCGCAGCTGAGACCGGCTATTCCATCGCCCGTGTCGCGGTCCTCCGCAACTCCCCGGCGATGATGGAGCTTGTCGAAAAATATCGCGCCGATGACCACGATGAATGGCGCAAGTCCCGCGACGCCACCTACGAATACATGCACCGCATCCGCGTGAAGGGCCTGCGCATCATCGAAGATGCTCTTGAAGACGAAGAGGTCAAACCCGAGTTCGCTCTCAAGGTCTTCGACTCAATGGCCGATCGCACCGAATACCACCGAAAGTCCACCAAAGAAAATATCAACATCGACTTCGCAGCCCGCCTCGAAGTTGCCATCGCCAGATCGGTCCGTGTGATCGACGCCAATCGACTCGACGACTAAACCCAGATCGGCGGCGGCTCTCCCTCGACGCCGATGACCCCAGAGTGCTTGTAACGTGTTTTGGCTTCGCGTTGCTTGAGCCTCTGGGGTCTTTTCTTAGAAGGAACCATCCGATGAAATCTTCAACCTACCTCCGCTGGATCACTGCTTGGTGGATCACTGCCGCCGCCATTCTCGCCTTTGGTGTCTTCGCCAAGGCCCAGACCTTTGGCTCTCCCCAGCCCGTCATCACCGCCTATCGCTACCTCAACATCACCGGCCAAGCCACGACCACAGTTAAATCCGGCGGCGGTATCCTTCATACCATCTGCATCAACACCCCTGCCGCGACTGAAACCATCACTATCTATGACAACACCGCGGCCTCAGGCACTAAGATCGGCACTATCACTGTCTTTGCCTCAACCAATCCCTGTCTAACCTACGACGTCAACTTCACCACCGGCCTGACCCTCGTCACCGCGACAGCCTCGTCCGATCTGACCGTGAGCTACTACTAATGCGTAAGCTCCTAGCCCTCCTCACAGCCTTCGCCAGCCCTGCACTGGCCCAGACTCCTGCGGGCGTAATCAACGCCCCGATCTACGCAACTGGCTATATCTCTCAGGTCGGTGGAACCAACGTCACCACTAATATCCCTCCCCAGCCAAATCATCCAACTAATCTAAACATCTATACCACCGGTGCCATCTCAGGCACGTGGACCATCAAACTCCCAAACCCTGCATTTGAAGGGCAAATGCTTTCCTTCAACTGCGGAGCCGCGGCTAATGCTATCTCCGTGACTTCTTCTGATGGCTCTTCAATCGATTCCACTATACCTTCAACATGTTCCATAAATTCAGGCTTCACCATCCAATTCGATCAACGTTCAAATATCTGGCGTAATATAGGTTCAAATAATACTTCGACATTTAAGCCATTCACTGGCGTTGCTTCGCAATGGCCGTGGCAGTTAAATTCTGACGGCACATGGAACATGAAACAGCCCGATGCTTCCGACTCCACATTCACGCAGACCGGAACGGGCGCTGTCCAGACGACGCTTGACGCGCGCACCAAGTTACAGGCGATCTACCTCGAAGACTTCGGCGCTGCGGGTTCTAGCGGGTCCGCAGACGCTACCGCGTTCACCAATGCCATTGCAGCCTGTTCTGCGGCAGGCGGCTGTGTTCTGACGGCGAAGGCGGCGCGGACGTATATCCCGAATGCCTGCGGATATAGCGTCAATTTCGATAACTTCGTTATGGACTTACCCGTTGGGACGGTTATCAAGCCTAGCACTTCGTCGGCCTGTACGTTCCTGACGGTCAATGGCGCTTATTACGCCTCGACAACCCTTTCCGCAAATCTTGCTGCAAGCGCCACATCGGCAACGGTGGCCTCTACAACTGGCATGACCGCGGGCAATCTTATTCAGTTCGACGTGACCCGCACACAGAAAGGTACGTCCACAACCTCCGTTACCATCGGGACGGGTTCAAAGACATGGACGGTTACGGAAAATAGCGCCAACCAGGCCGCGTTCCATATCGGGCAATATGTCACTTTCTCCGATGGGTCGGGCAACACAGCCAGCGGGTTAATCACGGCCTATTCTGTTGGGTCTATGACGGTCAATGTCACGACAACGACCGGCAGCGGGACCAAGACCTCATGGACCGTAACGGACCCAAAGGTTGACGGAACTCCATTCGCCTTTGTGAGCGTGATAACAGGCCGCGTTGGGTCGGTTGTGTCGTTTTCCGATCCTGTCCCGCCGACGCTTTCCATAAACACAAACGAATCCGCGACGGTTATTGCCGGGGTTCCCCGTAAGAATGTGCGCCTGTCTGGGTTCACGCTTGATGGAAGCAATGCAACGTCCAGCGCAACGGCGGTTGGTGTCTCGATGGCCGTTGTTCAGGATTCGGGTGTCGACATCAAGACCGTGAATTGGGCCACGTCTGCGCCTACGACCGGAGCGGGCAGCGCGTTTCTTCTTGTCGGCTCCTACGGAGGCCGGTTTAATGTGGTGGACGATGGCAGCGGGTCCAAGAACAATGCTGCTGTCTGGTTCTCAAAGATCACTAATGCCTATTGCTCGGCTACAGCGCGCAATGGGTATGGCTTTGGCGTCCAGCTTTCATATGCAGCTTATAACACTTGTGTCGATCTTGTCGGCGTTGGCCAGCAGTATCGAGGCGTCAAACTGCAAGGCGCGATAGCCAACAACCTGTTCGGCGTGGTCGGGAATAACAACGGTCTGGCGGCGGGTTATACCGGCGTCACGTTGTCTCGCGGGTCCAGCTACAACGTCCTGACCGGCGTTGTCGCCAATAACAATTACGGGTCCGTTTCCGGCAACCGTATGGGCCTTTGGTTCTCGGATCAATACAATCTCAATAACACCATCAACGGCCTTACCGCTTACAATAACGGCGATTATGAGTTGTACGTTGGCGCATCGGACACGGCCAACACAATCAACAATGCGGCATTCGGCAATTATACCCACGTCCTCAATATCGGCTGCGCCCGCATTAACGGGATGAATAACAGCGCAGACGTTTGGGATTATCAAACGACCGGAACGACAACTTGCACCGGCGGTCTTACGTGGACGCTTTCGCGCCATGATGGGGCGGCTGCTGCATTCGGCAACATCGCGTCCATGTCTGTTCGCGGGTCCAACAATGTTGGCGGCGATCTGGAATTCGGGCGCTTTGATTGGCTGTCCGCATCCGTCACACCCGGCTCTGAAACAGGTCAGCTTAACATTGCGCTTGCCAACAGCGGGACGGTTGCAGCGAGGTATAACTTTGCGCCCACAGCGTTCGCCCCGGCGGCGACGGCAACAAGCGACCTTGGCGCGGCGTCTTATGCCTTCCGCGATGCATACCTTAGTGGCTCTGTCAAGTTCTCGACCGGCAGCACGTTCACGCTTACGGGCAATTACTCGTTTACAGGCGCGTTGACGGGCGCAACCTCGATCACCTTCCCGACCTCGGGAACGCTGGCGACCTTGGGCGCGAACACGTTCACGGCCGGTCAGGTTGTCAACGCTGGTCCGTCCGTGCCGCTGAATATCTCGGCTGACAGTTATTATTACACACAGCTTTCGGCAAACGGGAACAGCGGCCAGACGGGATTAAACCTCATCACAAAGGACGGCAGCGGCACGAACTATAACGGGTTTTGGTTTCAGACCGCTTCCGGCATGATTTTTCAAGGCCCCTATCAGGGAACGATCCAGTTCGGAACATCGTCCACGACGGCAGGCGGTTCCACCGTTTCGATGCTGACGCTCAACTATGCGTCGAACGCCGTTTTCAATTTTGGCATCACGGTTGCGTCAACAACTCTCCTAACAACTTCTGTTTCGCTGGCAAACGGTGCTGCGGCGGCTGTTGGAACGCTGACAAACGCGCCAGCGGCGGGCAACCCTACCAAATGGATACCGATCAATGACAACGGCACCACTCGTTACATTCCTGCGTGGTAAGGCCATGCGCTCGCTCATAGCCCTCTCCTGTGTCAACGGCGTCCCTGTTGTCGCCAAGGCGCAACAGCCGCCTACGCCGACGGTCGATGAAATGCAAGCGCAATGCCTTGTCGAAACCGGTCAGCTTCGTGTAGCGCTCGGACAGGCTCAAGCGCAGATCATCCAGCTTCGCAAGGAGAATGCGGACCTCAAGGCCAAGGGGGAACAGAAGCCGGAGGTCAAGAAGTGAAGCGCCTTATCCTCGCAGCGGCCTTATAAATTAAACTAGGACCACCAATGAACGACGACAAACTCTTCCAATGGCTGGCATCCGTCAAAGGCGATCCCCTCGCCTTTGTGATGGGTGCTTTCCCTTGGAACGAGCCCGGCACGGTCCTTGAAAACTCGGCAGGCCCCGAGCAATGGGCCTGCGATCTTATGAATCGAATCCGCGATGGCCTCGTCGACATAAACACCGCCATCCAAGAAGCCATCGCCTCAGGCCACGGTATCGCCAAGTCCGCGACTGTCGCCCAGCTAACTCTTTGGGCCTTCTGCACATTCCCCGACACCCGCGGAGTTATCACCGCCAACACCGAGACCCAGCTTAAAACCAAAACATGGGCCGAACTTGGTAAATGGTTCAACCTCTGCTTCTTCGCGCGTGAACACTATACCCTGACCGCAACCGGCCTCTTCTCTAAAGACCCCAATCGCGAGCGCACTTGGCGCATCGACATGATTCCGTGGTCCGAGAAGAACCCGGCGGCGTTCGCGGGCCTCCACAACAAAGGCAAACGCCTGCTTCTGATTTTCGACGAAGCCTCCGAAATCCCCGACATCATCTGGGAAACCGCAGAAGGTGCCCTCACCGATGCCGACACAGAAATCATCTGGCTCGCCTTTGGCAACCCCACGCGAAACATCGGCCGATTCCGCGATTGCTTTCCAGGAGGCAAATTTGCCAACCAATGGCACCATCTCCAGATTGATTCGCGAACTGTCCGCATTACCAACAAGAAGCGACTGCAAGGTTGGATCGATGCGTATGGTCTCGATTCCGATTTCGTTCGCGTCCGTGTTCTAGGCGAGTTCCCTCGCAAAGGTCTTATGGAGTTCTTCTCCGCCGCTGCCATTGACGAAGCAATGTCTCGTGAGGTCTATATCGACCGCTACGAGCCTCTTGCCCTTGGCGTTGACGTTGCCCGCTTTGGTATGAATGCGTCGGTGATCTTCCCTCGTAAAGGCCGCGATGCCAGAACCATTGAGCGCTTTCGCTACAATGGATATTCCACAACCCAACTTGCCAATGAAGTCACCAACATCAACTCTCAATTCCACGCGGATGGCATCATGATCGATGGTGGCGGTGTTGGCGGCGGCGTTGTCGATCAAGTCCGAGCCAAGCGCTTGTTCTGCTACGAAGTCCAATTCGGCGGCAAAGACATTATCCACAATACCATTTGGGGCAACACCGGCGAGAAGTATGCCAACAACCGTGCTGCTATGTACGGTGCCTGCCGCGCTTGGCTTGCCACTGGCGCAATCCCCAACGACCCAGAACTCCGCCGACAGATGCTAGCGATCCGCTACACCTACAACGCCAAAGACGAAATCATCCTCGAACGCAAAGAAGACCTTGTCGATGAAGACGGCAACGGTATCGCCCTCGATGATATCGACGCTTTGGTCTTGACTTTCTCCCATCCTCTGTCACGATCAGCATATGCTGGAGGCGACCTCCCCCAGCCCAACCTTGTCACTAGTGAGTGGGACCCATATTCCCCAGAACGCATGCAAGCATAGGAGGCCTATATGGCAAGTGCATTCAAAGCGATTGGCAAGTTCATCTTCGGTGGTGGCGGCAGCGGCACCCAGCCGGCTGCTCCGCCAGCCCAGCCTGCTCCGGCCCAGAATCCATCGGGCACCCCGAACACCAACAAGCCCACTGCCCAGCCGACGTTCCTTTCCTCGGCTGCTGCTGCACCTACGGCTGGCGCAGTTGCTGGCGGCAAGACCTTGCTCGGGAGCTAATCCATGGCTATCGTTGTACCTTTCGGAAAAGCTCCTGCTCAGCGCCTGCCAATGCCTGATGAAACCTTCACTATGGCAGCAGCCGCGCTTATGCACGAGAACGGGCGATTGGTACAACGAGACGATCCGAAACTTGAGGTTCAGGCAGACGCCAACGCTAAGAGCGACAAAAAGGAACCGAAGCCGTGACCCAAGTCCTCACCACCAAAGACTACGCCTACCGCCGATACGTCGAGGGCCGGTTGCTGTCCCTTCGTGTCAACCGCTACTCTTGGTGGGTCCACTGGCGCGAACTCGCAGATTACTTCCTGCCTCGCCGGTATAAGTGGCTGATCACTCCCAACCAGCAGTCCCGCGGTTCGCCGCTGAACCAGAACATCCTTGACTCAACTGGTTGCGTCTACGCGCGTAATCTTGCGTCAGGTCTTGTCTCTGGCAAATCCTCCCCAACCAGTCTTTGGTTCCGGCTGCGCGTTGGCTATTTCGATTCGACCCAGACTTCCCCAGTCTCACTTTGGCTTGCCGAAGTTGAGCGGATCATGTATCTGATCTTCTCCGAATCTAACTTCTATAATTCTATTGCCACCTTCTACTACGACCTCGTTGTCTTCGGCACAGCCTCGCAGCTGATCTACGAAGACTATGACAACGTCATCAATTGCATCAACCCCTGCCTCGGCGAATACTACGTCGACATTGATGGCAAATACCGCCCGACTGTATTCTATCGCGAGTTCACTATGACCGTGATGGCCGTGGTCCGCGAATACGGCTACGAGAATTGCTCGCAAGCTGTTCGTGAAGCCTACGACCTCAAAGACGGCTCAGGCCTTTCCCGTGAAATCATCGTGGCCCATTCGATCGAACCCAACACCGATGGCCGCGCCAAAGAGTTCGGCATCCCCGAACGCTTCAAGTTCCGCGAGGCTTACTGGGAATGGGGCGGATCAGCCTCTCCCCAAGGCGGCGCTGCCAGTCCTCCTGGTTTCCTCCGCAAGCGTGGATACGAAGAACAGATGGCAATTGTCGGGCGCTGGGACATAGTCTCCAACGATCCCTACGGCCGATCCCCCGCGATGGACGGCCTGCCTGACCAGAAGCAAGTCCAGCTTGAAACCCGCCGCAAAGCCCAAGCCATCGACAAGATGGTCAACCCTCCGCTGGTCGCAGATGTTCAGCTGAAAAACCAGCCGGCCAACCTGACCCCCGGCGGCATTACCTTTGTCTCTGGCTACTCGGCCTCTGGCAAACCCGGCTTTGCCTCGGTCTACGACACCAAGTTTCCGGTCCAAGAAATCACGGCCGACCTTGAAGAGGTCAAAGGCCGTCTCGCGGAGATTTTCTTCAATGATGTGCTTCGAACCGCTTCCCAATATGAGACTCGATCTAACGTCACAGCCGTTGAGTGGGACCTTCGGAAGTCCGAATCTTTGGTTATGCTTGGTCCCGCCCTTGAACGAATTGACAACGAAGTTCTACGCCCTGTGCTTGAGCGAGTCTTTGCTATCGCCAACCGCGCTGGCATTATTCCCCCAGCCCCACCCGAAATCCAAAACCAAATGATGACCATCGACTTCGTCTCGATGCTCGCTCAGGCGCAGCAGGCCACCAAGGCCGGATCGATCGAACGCGTCTTGTCTCTTGCTGGCAACATGGCAGGCGTCATCCCCGGGTCCACGGATAAAATCAACTTCGACTATGCGCTTGACAAATATTCCAGTCTACTGAACAATGATCCTAAGATGATGAAAACAGATGATGAAGTCGCCAAAATCCGTGAGGATCGCGCTCATCAGGAGCAAGCGGCGCAGCAGGCGGATATCGCCGAGAAGCTTTCGCGTGGTGCCAAGACTCTCGCCCATGCCGATACCGGTGGCGCAAGTCCGCTCCAGCAACTAGCGGGAGGCGTTGGTGCCTCGTAATGCCTCCCAAACCAAGGAAATCCGGCGCTATGAAAAAGCTGCCAAGCTCCGAGAGCAAAACCGGATTAACTTCATCGTCGCAGCTATGTCAACTGAGGCTGGTCGAACATATTTCCGGGATATCCTCGCGACTTGTCATATCTTCGCGGACCCATTCTCCGGCGATGCCTTGCGTGAAGCGTACTCCAAAGGTGAGCGTAACATAGGCCTGTACATCTACAACGACATAGTCACTCATTGTCCCGACTACTTTGTCTTGATGATGAAAGAAGCCAACATAGAGGAACAAGTAAATGACCGACGGAACGACGACGATCGAGACACCGACGACACCGATGACGGAGACTCCGCTGGCGAATGACCCGGCTGCTCGGACTGAAACGGGAGAAATCATTGACCGATCAGCAACTCCTGCCCCTGAACCTGCCGCAGAGCCCAAATCCGAAACCTCTGCCCCAGAATCCTACACCGATTTTTCTGTCCCCGAAGGACATACTCTCGACGCAGCCACCATTGAATCTGCAACCCCCATCTTCCGAGAACTTGGGCTCAGCCAAGATCAGGCCCAGAAGCTGGTAGACTTCTACTCCGCGAAGATTGGCGAAATCAATTCGCAGAACGAAGGCTTCATGGAGCAGATGCGGACTGAGTGGCGCAATCAGCTCAAGGAAGACAAAGACATTGGCGGCAAACTCGATGCTGTCAAGGTCAACGTCGGCCGAGCCCTTGATCGAATGCCCGAAGGTATCCGCGAACCCTTCAAGGAAGCTATGAACCTGACTGGTGCTGGCGACCACCCCGCAGTCATCAAAGCCATGAACTACTTCGCAGAGCTTGTGAACGAAGGTACTCCCGTCCGCGGCGACAATCCTTCTCCACATGGTCAGTCTCGTACAGGCGTTGAAACTCGGCCGTCGGCAGCGTCGGCCATGTACCCGAACCTCCCGAAACGCTAAGCCCCACGTGGGATGAACGCAATGGCCAGATTAGCGGCTCGGAAACCTAACCCAAAGGAACTCAGATATGGCAACCATTGGTAATCTGGCCGTCACTTATGCCGACTGGGCCAAGCGTATGGACGATGGCTACAAGGTCGCGTCCATCATCGAAATCTTGTCGCAGACCAACGAAATCCTTGACGACATGCTTGTCATGGAAGGCAATCTGCCGACGGGCCACAAGACCACGATCCGCACGGGCCTGCCTCAGGCTACGTGGCGTCTGCTGAATGCTGGCGTTCCTAACGCAAAGTCCACGACCGCACAGATCGTTGACACCTGTGGCAACCTCGAAACCTACGCGGTGATCGACAAAGACATTGCCGATCTCAATGGCAACACCGGCGAGTTCCGCCTCTCTGAGGTCCGAGCCTTCCTTGAAGGTATGTCGCAGCAGGTTGCCTCGACTCTGATCTATGGCAATCAGCATACCAACCCTGAGCGATTCACTGGACTTGCCCCGCGCTATTCCACCAAGACTGCGGCGAACTCTGCGACTGCGGCGAACGTCCTTGATGGCGGTGGCACTTCCTCGACCAATACTTCGATCTGGACTCTGGTCTGGGGCGATGACACTCTCCACGGTACCTTCCCCAAGGGCAAGATGACTGGCCTCCAGCATCGTGACATGGGTGAGTGGCCGGTGGCAGATTCGTCGGGCAACACTTACCAAGCCTATCGCGATCACTTCAAGTGGGAAATTGGTCTGGTCCTTCGTGACTGGCGCTACTGCACCCGCATCGCGAACGTGGACGTCAACGCTCTGACCGGCGTGTCGGCTGCGAACCTGATCAACCTTCTGGTCCGCGCGCTCTATCGCCTGCCAACTGCTCCCTCGGGCGCGACGGCGATTCAGTCCTCCGATACCCCGGCTGTCCGTGGCAACATGGGCCGTACGGTGATTTACTGCAACCGCGTGGTTCGCACCTACCTCGACCTCCAGGCGATGAACAAGACCAACGTCCTGCTCCGCCTCGAAGAGTGGGATGGCAAGGTTGTCACCACGTTCCGCGGCATCCCGGTTCGCACCTGCGATGCTATCCTGAACAATGAAGCTCAGGTCGTCTAAGAAAGGACCCCTAGCCATGATTCTCGACAATCTTCTCACCTTCACCGGCACGTCGAATGGCGCAACCGGTGGTATTACGGCCGGTGCCCAGACGGACCTGCCGACGACCGGCACTCAAGCTGCGTCCAATATCATCGACCTCGGCGTTACGTCCGGTGTTCCTAGCTCTGCCAATGGCGGCGGCGCTCGCGATATTGGTGTGGGCGACGATCCGGCAATGAAGCTGTCGGCGTTGGTTACGACTGCCATTACCGGCGGCACGAGTCTTCAGCTCCAGCTACAGGGCGCTCCTGATAACGGCTCTGGCGCTCCGGGTTCCTACACCACGATGTGGACTTCGGGTGCTATTGCCGAGGCCTCACTTGTGGCTGGCGCCCAGATTGCCAACATTGACGTTCCGCGTCCGGCTCCAGGCCAGGCTCTGCCTCGTTATCTCAAGCTCAACTTTATCTCGGTCGGCACCCATTCTGCGGGCGCAATCGAGTGCGGTATCGTGCTTGATCGTGACGATCAGATTCTTGGCTCGGGTGGTGTCTACTCTGGCTATCCCGCTGGCCTCACTGTCTCCAACTAAAAGGAACCCTGCCATGATTCGCAAGCTTCTCCTTGGAACTGTGGCAGGGCTCACCCTCTCGGGTGTTGCCCTTGCACAGGTCAATGTTGTTCCGCAGGTCGGCGTTATCTCGGCCATTCTTAAAAAGGCTTCGTACTCGGCGGTGGCCCTCGCGCTTCCTCCGGCGGCGTCGGCTACGGATATCGCGTGTATTGCTGGGTCTGCCACGAAAACGATCATTATCCGCAAGATTGTGATTTCTGGTTCGGCTGGTACTCTTGTGACTGCTCCGTTCACGTTGCTGCGTTATACCTCCGTAGATACAGCTGGTACCGCTGCAACTACCACTGCGAACTGGGCCAATACCATTTCGAAGCGTGACACAACTGACCCGGCTGCTTCGGCGACGTTGATTTCGTATTCGGCTAATCCGACAATTAACGACGCGTCCCCAACGTATATTGCATCGGCTGAACTAACCTTGCCGGTTACCTCTGCTGGCACTGTAACGCGGCCGCTTATTTGGGACTTTGACACTCCGTTTTCCTTTGTGAAGGGCGTGGTTCTCCGCGGTGCCAGCCAGCAGGCTTGCATCAACCTGAATGCAGTCTCAGTCTCGTCCGGACTGCTTCATGTGGCAATCGACTGGACGGAGGAATAAGCCAATGGCTCGCTGGAAACTGATGGCAGCCCATTACCTCAATGTCGAAGGCGAGGAATGGGAATACCAAGAAACCAACCGAACAACCGGCCGACCGCAGCGGGTGAAGTTCCCCGTTCCGCGGTTGCTTGATATCCGCGATCCGGATTGCTGGACGAACCGTTGGGGCAACAAAGACAACGCCGACGGCGAAATCATTGTTTGCTACGCGGGCAAGGGCGAATCTGACGACGTTATCTTCAAAGGCGATCCGACTCCGGATATGCTCCCTGTCGATGATGAGGCCCGAGAGATTTCGGCCAAATTTGAGCACCTTTGGAAAGCAAAGCCGGAATCTATGGCCGGAGATTTCTCTCAGTCGTTGATTGACAAGTTCCAGTCTGATCTTGCGGTGGCCCAGGCAAAATCCGCCGAGATTCCGGGTATGTCTGAGTTGATCGCCAACATTGGCAAGCTCGCTGAGAGCAATCAGAAGGTCCTCGAATCCGTCACTCGGAGGGTTTAATCATGGGTCTTATCTCCACTGGCCCCGGATCGCCACTGGCTTTTGCGTCGGCCAGTGGGGGTAAGATTTATGCCTACAATAATATCTCTGAGAACGCAGCGGCTGTAGTTGCGGCTGCGAATCAGTTTCGTCAGAAGATTTTGTTTCACAATCCCGGGGCGAATGATCTATTCGTTGCCCCGGCGAATGTCCAAAACACTGGTTCGAATGTGGTGTTGTCACCATCTAACGCAGCCCTCGGCGGATGCTTTCGAGTCTATGGCAACGGCGGAACTCTTGTGATCGAGGGTGAGTGCCAAGGTGCCTTTCAAGCATTTGCTTTGACTGGCGCTGGTTCGTCCAATCCTCTCACAGTGATGGATTCAAATGTTTAACATTCTTATCCTTCTTCTAGGATTGCTTGCAGCGCCGGCGATGGCTCAGACCTGCCCGACGCGGCCATCTAGCGATAGTTCCAATGCATGTGCCAACACAGCTTTTGTTGGTAACTCATTCGCATCGGTTCAGGCTGGACCTCTTACCATAGGCAAACCTCCCGGCGGGTATGTAGTCATTTCAGGTTCACCCTCTCCACATACAGGTTACATTTCGTGGTATCGCCCAAATGGAACACGAGTTGCATTTCTTGGTAACGATCCAATTGATAATTCGCTGACCCTAGATATGCAAGGGGGTGTGTTTTTTCTAACTAATGGATCGATGAACGCCACTACAATCAACATGACCGGCTGCTACGTCTATGGTGTTGCTTGTTTGACTGCATCGCAACCGGTATCTTTGAATGCAACCTCTACATTGCGCTATGGCTACATTGGCTATGGCGATTCTATCACTGAGGGTCTTGGCGCGACGACTGTAGCCAACTCTTATATGGGAATCCTCCAAACAGATTATGGAGTCAACACTCCAATATTCACCAACTACGGCGTCACTGGCTATACCCTTGCCGACATGCAGGCGCGGGTGTTCAACACGTTAACGGCTCCAGTTGGTGGCGCAAATCCGCTAGTATCGATGTTCATCGGTGCTAATGATGTAACTTCCATCGGCAATGCACTTTATGCAACCAGCTATAAAGCCATGTATACAGCCACTGCCGCTTTCTCTGGAATCTCGGAGAGCCTGTACCTTTCAGGAACTTATTCCGGCAATGTTCTTACAGGATCGTGGTCGACAGATACGACCTATTCTTCATTCAGCGGCAAAACGACGACCGCCAATGCAGCGACCTATTCAGTCAATGCCTATTCATCGAGTGGCGCGCTCTACCTCTACTACGGCTCTTATCTCTCATCCGGCGGCACATTCACAGTCGCGATTAACGGAACACCGGTTGCTGATCAAATCACCGGAAACACAGTGATGACCTCGCAACCGCCTGTTGCATTTCTAACGTCGACAGGCTTGACGCGGGCTGTAGCCGCTGCGAGATATATCGTCCCAGCTAACACATTGCTCACAGTACAGATCACCGTGACCTCGGCGAGTGGCGCGGGCAATCCGGTTTCGATCTATGGCGTCGCCACTCCACCCTCAAAACTTCGCGGCATATCCGCGCCAAAGGTGTTTCTGGCCGGTGCCATTCGCCAGCCTGACGATACAAACAGCGCCGCGACTGCTATCCTCAATGCTACGAACAAATACGTCGCGACAACGCTCGCGGGTGACGGCCTGAACGTCAATTTCGTCGACGTGAGGGCCTATCTTAACCAGTCGATCGACATGGCGAACGTGCCGACCATGAACTGCGCAGCCGTTACACCTTCATGGGCATATGGCCATCCCAATGACTGTGGCCATCGCCATATTGCTCAGGCTTTTGAGGATGCAATCAATGCGGCGCCTGTTAATTACTTCTCCACCTTCGCGCAAGGTGGTGGTGGCTTGGCGGGTGCAGCGAATTATTTCTCATTCGTAAATGCAGATTCCATTGCGATGGGCTTGATCTCTGGTGCAACCCGTGCAATTCGCCTCGGTGCAGATAGCACTTCATTTATCATCGGCGGCGTCAACAATACAGGTACAGCCTTTACACCGCTTGTATTTGAAGGAAGTACATTATCCTTCCATACCAATGGATCGACACCTGCGCTAAACATATCTGCCGGGCAGGTAATCCAGCTTCCAGCCGTGACAACGGGAACACCAGCCGCGTCGCTATGTCTTGATGCAAGTGGCAATATCATCAAGAAAACGACGGCCGGTGCTTGCATATGAGGAACCTCAATATGAAAAGCCTATACATATTCCTAGCCTTGTTTGCAACTTCAGCTTATGCCGAGGAAGTTTCTGAGCCGCCGACTGTCACACTTACCGCATCGGATATCGAAGCGTTTCGTGACTATGCGCGAGCAGAAGGCGCCGCCAACTATGCAGTAGGACTTGCGTTGGAAAAGGCTCGACCTACGATCAATAAAATAAACGAAGCCTTTAAATCTGTCAAGAGATAATCTGTAGGATCGGCTATGCCTAAACTAACCTCAGAAGAAGCCTTGAATCAAATCGCACAAGACATTCATGTAATGCGCGATCTTATGTCGACAGTGGTCAATGCTTTACATGATGCCGAGAAAGAAGTCCACGAGAAGATGCGTCGATTTGTTATGTACTGGCACGACCTACACGACATAATCAATATATTTGAGGAACGTGGCAATCCGCCGGCAGATTACATTCGCAAGGAAATGGAACGTTGTGATGATCGATTTCGGCAGCTTCTAACTGAGGCCCACACTGATGGCGGAACTTTTGAGAAGGTTCGCCGTGAAATGGTAAAGGATGAAAACAATCGTTGGGATCACACACGAGCAATAGGAGTGAGCAAATGAAACAGGGATCAGGAAATAGTTCTCGTGGCCAGACTAAGGTTGAACCGCGATCTTATGGAGTAAATGTTGGCTCTGTTTCTGGCATTGGCCTACAGCAGGTTTGTACTTCGCCAGAGCCGTTGTATGAAGGTCGTGGTATTGAAGCGCCCAAGGCTACAACCACCATCCACAAGTCTGGATCGCAGAGAGGCTAACATGGCAAAGCTTGGAACGCATGATGGTGGCAAACCCGAGAAAAAGGATTTGCCATATGATCCGCCGGTAGGTCCGAAGCAGAGTTCTTCGCCAACCAATCATGGAACTTCCGGAACCCAAGGAAAACGCTAATGACCGATAAACTTGAAGATTGGCAGCAGCGCGTTGTCGATGAGCAGAGTGAACTCTTTGATCGGCTTGAAAAGCTTGTCGAGTTCACTGGCAGCGCCAAGTTCAAGGAACTTCCTGCCGATAAGCAGGAACAGCTTGTTCAGCAGGCTCATCATATGAACGCTTATAATGATATCCTGACCGCTCGGATCGAGGCGTTCTAATGACCACTCCCACCGATATCGCCAATCGTGCATTGCAAGTTATCGGCACCCGCACCACGGTGACGGATGGCGAGCTTGCGGCCAATTCCACCAACGAAGCGATTCAGATCAACCTTGCCTACGACACAGTTCGGAAGCGGCTGATCCGGATGGCTCCGTGGAACTGTGTGTTGCGAACGGCGAATCTGGTGTATATCACGTCCCTTCCCGGCACTCCTGAGAATACGTCAACCACGCAAGTCGGACAGCCTTGGGTTCCCGGCTTGCCCTCTCCGCCATGGACCTATGAATATCAATATCCGGTGGATTGCATCTACGCGGCGTGGATTCCGGCAATGAGCCAAGTTGGCTTTGGCGTTGGCATTCCCGCAGGCCCGCCGGTTAAGTTCGCGGTTCAGACCGATACTTTCCGACCGGTGACCGCCGCTGCTGTTGTGGCTGGTGGAACTGGTTATGCTGTTGGGGATATCATCACCCTCCCCGGAATCCAGCAGGGCCAATCGCCAATCGGCGCCCCGGCTCAGCTTCGAGTTGAAACCCTTTCTGGTTCAGCTGTGGCTACAGCTTCGGTTGTAAACCAAGTGCTTGGTTCGTCCTCGCCAAAAGGTGGTAGCTACTTCGCTCCGCAGACCAATCCGCAGGTACAAGATTCAACCGATGGCAATGGTTCTGGTGCGACCTTCAACCTGACTTATGGCGCCGCTTCGCCTCAACGGGTGATCCTCACCGATCAGCCCAACGCCAGCCTTGTCTATTGCCGCGACGTCACCGATATCAATGTAATGGACGATGCCTTCCAAGAGGCCTTGTCAAAGGTCCTTGGCGCAACAATCTGCATTCCACTCTCCGGCGATAAAAACCTCACCAAGCTTGCACTTGAAGAAGCCAATCGTGCGATCGCCGAGGCTCGTGGCGATGATGGCAACGAAGGCCTGACTGTTAACGACGTAACCCCGGATTGGATCAGGGTTCGTGGATTCGACGCGCTTGATATCTACACCCAGAATGGCTGGTCGTTTAACTGGGGCCCGGTTTGGCCCATTGCTCTGTAAGAGGGCCCAATGCCTCATCTTGTCGTGCAAGCTAGCTTCAATTCTGGCGAATGGTCACCAAACCTCTACGCGCGTGTGGACCTTACAAAGTATAAAGCTGGCGCGGCACTGCTCGAGAATTTCTTTGTAGACTACCGCGGCGGGGCCAGCACTAGAACTGGCACCAAATACATTCTTCAAGCCTATAAATCTGCGACGCCGGTCCGGCTTATCTCCTTTCAAGCCAGCTTCACCGTAGGCTATGTGCTTGAATTTGGCGATGGATATATCCGCTTTTATTATCGTGGATCGCCAATCATTGAAACCGGCATCGCCATAACCGCAGCAACCAAAGCCAATCCCTGTGTCTTGACCATCCCCGGACATACTTATTCCGTTGGCGAATGGATATATGTCCAAGACGTCCTTGGGATGACTCAACTTAACGAGAAGTATTTCATTGTCTCCGCGGTGGCGGGGAACAACGTCACCATCGCCGGATTGAATGGAACCAACATCAATTCCACCGGGTATGGCACTTATGTCTCTGGCGGCACAGCCAGTCGGGTTTATACCATTTCCTCGCCGTACACTAGCAGCGATGATCTGCGGTTGATTAAATTCGCGCAGTCTGTGAACCAGATGGTCCTGTGCCATCCGAACCATTCGCCGTATGTTCTGACTCTGATCGCCGCGACCAACTGGACACTGGTCCCGATGGTAATCGGCGCGACCATCTCGGCTCCCGGAACGCCAACTGCGACGGGGTCGTTTGTCTACGTCCTTGGAGCAATCCCGACGAACTATTCCTATGGGGTAACTTCGATTGGCACCAATGGGCAAGAATCTTCTATGTCCAACCCTGCCGCGCTATATACCTTTGACATGCGAACCGTTACAGGAACTGTCAAGGTAACTTGGGCGGCGGTTCAAGGTGCTGTCGCATATAACGTCTATAAGACTCAGGTCTCGTACTTTGGTGTCCTGCCTGTTGGCGTTCAATACGGATTCGTTGGGACCTGCAAAGACGTGAACTTCATCGACTCCAACATCGCGGCAGACTTTACCCAAACTCCGCCGATATCCAAGAACCCATTTGTCGGTTCTGGCATTGACCATGTCACTGTGACAACCCCGGGAACTTACACTACCGTCCCGACCGTGTCCTTTGGCGGATCGCCAACTATCGCTGCAACTGCCATCGCGGTTTTGCAGGTTCAAGGTGTGCCGACAATCTCGGCTGGCGGTGCTGGCTTTGCAATCGGCGATACCGTCAACTTTGGTAGCAGCCTTGTTATGTTGGTGACCAACGTAGCTGCTGGTGCTATCACCGCATGGTCTGTTCAGTCTCCCGGATACATCTCCTCCGGATCAGTCCCCGCTAACCCATTCAACCAAATCTCAACCTCTGGCGCAGGTACTGGCGCACAAATCTCTGCGACTTGGGGTGTTGGTCAGGTTGTTGTGACTGGCGCTGGCGCTGGCTTTGGGTCGGCCCCAAGTGTTATCTTCTCTGCTGGTGCCGCTGCTGCGACTGCATATCTTGGCGCAACGTCGAATGGCGTTCCTACCGTCCCGGGATTTGTTCAGCAGCGGCTGTTCCTTGGCGGGCTCCTTGGCGCGCCACAGACTTTCTACCTCTCTCGCCCCGGGTCCTACTTCAACTTTGATATCTCTCAACCGACCCGCGCGGATGATTCAATTTCAGCAACGCTTGTCTCTGGCACTTTGAATAACATCAAAGCTGTCATCCCGTCCAACTCAGGTATGCTTGTCCTCACTGACAAAGCCTCTTGGGTTGTAAATGGTGGCACGGCTGGTGCTGCCTTGACCCCGTCTTCGATTGTCGCTAATCCACAGTCCTTTGTTGGGGCCAGTGACGTTCCGCCGATCGTTGCTAATTATGACATTCTTTATGTCCAGTCCAAGGGCTCAGCGATTCGCGACCTCGCCTTTAATATTTACTTCAACACCTTCACCGGGACTGATATCTCAACCATCGCCAGCCACCTGTTCTACAGCTATACCATCGACGAATGGTGTTGGGCTGAGCAACCTTTTTACAACGTCAATGCGATCCGCAATGACGGAACATTGCTTATCCTGACCTTTCTCAAAGAGCAGGAATTCGTCGGCTGGTCACATTACGTCACCAACGGTGCGTTTAATTCAACCGCCTCGGTTACTGAACCGACCGATCACGCCGGAACCATCGACGCGGTTTATGTTGCGGTCGAGCGAACCATCAATGGCAATACCGTTCAGTACATCGAGCGATTTGCTGAACGCGCCTTCCCTCAAGGTGTAGAGGACGCTTGGTGCGTAGATGCTGGCCTTGGTTATGAAGGCTCGCCGGCGACCAACTTCACCGGGGCTGATCATCTAGCTGGGATGACTGTAACTGGCCTTGCCGATGGCGCTGTGATCACACCATTTGTGATGCCTGCGAATGGTGAGTTCACCTTGGCCGCGCCTGCATCTAAGGTTACCATTGGTCTCAGCTACACCTGCAAACTCCAGACCTTGGCGATCGATACTGGCGATGGAGCAATCCAAGGCAAGCTTAAGAAACTCATCTCCATCGACATGAAGGTGAAGGACGCACTTAACCTTTGGGCCGGGTCCAGCTTCAACCGGCTGGTTCAAATCAAGGACCTCGTTATCGGCAATGTCTCGTCGATGCTCGCGGGGCAGGATAATCAGCTTGTCACAGGGCTGGTCACTGGCGATGCCAAGATCACCCTCGACCCAACTTACACCGTTCCCGGCCAAGTCTGCATTCAACAGTCCGATCCGATTCCTGCAACAGTTCTGGGCCTGTTCACCACCATTGAACTTGAAGGTGGCCGATGAATGGCGAGGTCTATCAAATCTCCCTTGACCAGCTTAAGGGATTGACTTTACAACCAGAAGTGGTGTATGCTGGTAGAATATCCAGTCATATATTGGCCGGATTCTACCAATCTGAGTTGCTCTGTATTATAGGCTTTATCCCCAGAACATTCCTCTCGGATGAGGCCTATATTTGGATGCAAACAATGCCTGCCGCGAAGAATCACAAACTCATGGTTGCTCGCCACGCCAAGCGCGTAGTCGCAAGGGC